CTAGCTTGGCTTCAGCCGACATAGTACCAAAACCAGCCATATTTTCGGACAAGCCTACAATAGCTTTCGCGGCGTCGCCAGAAGACACGCCCAATTCTAAATTGCCAGTATATACGTCGTCGATTAAGCCATCATATTTTGCCCCGCTCCCCAAAGCCTTTGCCACCTCACCACGGGCGTTGTCCATGGCTAGGACCGCCTTCATAGTTTGCTGAATAACGGCAGTCATTATAGAGCCGGCAAGGTTCTCCATTGTGAGGACCTCACCCATGCTCTTCCCAACAGACTTAAGTGCGCTAGCGAAGCCGTCTGTCTTGACCTTGTTTAAGAACGCCCCAGATGCTGACTGTTTCCATGCGTCACCGACGCCAAGAGTAGCCTCTAACACCCGCTTGGTTGCCCCCTCCAGGGCATCTGTCTTGGTTAAGGTTTCTTCGAGGGCGTCTGCGGCTTCGCGGATACTGGTCACGTACTCGTCGCTATAACCCTGGCGCTTCTCAATAAGGGCAATCTGTTCGTCTAGGGCTTTTAACGAGGCTTTTTCAGCCTCGGAGGCTTTTTCTCCTTTCGCTTTGATCAGCTTGATCTCTTCCCGCTTGGCGGCAATAATCTTATCGCCTATGACCTTAGCTTCAGCAATATTTTGAAGCTCTTCTCTTGTCGCAATAAGTGTTTGCTGATCAATAAAAAGCTTTTTTTCCGCTTCGGAGGTAATATTGCCCTGGATCTGTTCGATCTCAGCCATTTCCGCTGCCAAAGCTTGTGCTCTTGCTATTGCCTCCGGTCCAATCGGTTGTTCTTCATCTGCCATCCGTGTTCAAAGCCCTGTATGGTTTATTTAAATGGCCACTTCAATTTCGTTTTTCGTTCGAAATCGCGAACCGATTTATTTAATTTAAATTTGCTCTTGTACGTCCTGGGATCATTTAAGCCATATTTCTTATATGCATCTAAATAATGCTTTTCGCGACCGACCGTGCGTGCGAAAGATTTGACATCACCCCTGCTACCTCTTACAGTCACCGGGATTACAGAACCACCAAACATCTGAGCAAGTATGTGTTTAATACCACTTCCCATCATTTGCAAAACATTAAACTCTTCAAGCTTGCCGCTCTTAAGATCGTCCAAATCAATAATTATCGGTGTTAAATCATTTCCTAGATTGTCAGACATAGTTTGTATCTCCCCACGGATATTCCGGTTCATTATAAATAGTATTAGCTCCAATAAAAAAGGGCTCCGAAGGGAACCCTTTAATATTTTTTAGCTTAAGCTACGTTTATCTTCTAGGCGGTTTCTTTGTTTTTGACTTAGATTTAGCTTTTTCCATCTGAGACTTTTCATTCTCAAACTGCTTCTGAAGTCTCTTAACAAACCAAGTTCTAATTTTTACAGGGAGATTATAAGCCTCAATGAAGCTCCAGCCTCCATGGTATTTTAAAACGAAAAACTGTTCATAAACGCTTTCAATGTATTTATCGCTTAGGCCAAAAAAAGTCAGTGGTAAACGGTACCTCCATCTCTTGCTCAAAGCCGCAAGAGTGGCAATCAAAATGCTGAGTCAAATCAACATTAGGCATTAGTTTATCATAGATTGTGCGAAGGAATCGTGAATCCATCGCGGGCATGACATCAATAAATTTATTAACGTTCTTCTGTTCTTTACTTCCATTGACCGAAATAATAGTTGTACGAAGCTGGTCTGTCAAGGCAGACTCTGGGAGCTTCTGTTTCTTTTTCATTGCAGCGGATTTCGTTAAGAACTTCTCGTGATGACCATTCAATAGTTGTAGCTCAACAAGAACCTTACTCTTTGGACACTCAACAAGCCAAGTATCATCATCTGTCTTAGATACGCCGTCAGCGAGGTCTGGGAGTGTTGCGGCGAGCCCGTCAACGCCGCCAGTGTTGATGACTGAATTCTCAAGATCAAACTCATAATCCTGGGAAGTCCCACAAGAGGGGCATGTGACTTTCGTTTGATAGTCTGAGCCATATCCTGTGATACGAGATGCAACCACTAGAGCATTTTTATCACCGATAAGAAGATCTTGAATCTTCACCTTCTTGTCAACAATAATATTTTGTAAGAAGCGATCGATCGCGATGCCCTTCTTCAAAAGAGACTTCGAAGTGAGAATGTCCTCATCCTTCGCAGTCATGAAACGAATCTCAATGCTATCAACCCCCTTCAACGGGTGCCCATCAGCATAATATTTGCCCTGTGACGGGAGTTCTACGAACTCCGTAGGACAAGTAAAATCAAGTGTCTTGTTTGCGCCAGCCTCAGTCTCGGCTTGCTCAGCGACTATCGGTGGCGGGTCGCCCGCAGATGCGCGACGTTCGCCAGTTCGGTCTTCGTTGTTACGAATTGCCATTTATTACCCCATAAAAAAAACAAAGTTACTATAACAACTTTAGTTTATTATAGCAACTTTGTTAAGCTTTTTTTAAGGATATGTTAAATTAATCTATTACTTCTTCTTGCTCTTTGGAACAGCCGCAGTTCCTGCCTTCTTCAGATTAGCGAAGTCGTAACGAAGCTCAAGCTCCACATCGACCATATCATCAGACTCGTAGTCCAACTCGCCAAGTTTAACATCTTTGACCCAGGCGTTAATCAGTTCCCACTCTTCAATGACTTCTCCAGACGATCCCAACTGCTGAATTCTCACCTCGCCGAGCGCCAAGACTGCGTTTTTCTTAGAGATTGTACTCGCCTCGGCTTTTGCTTGACCGTTTGGGAGACTATATCCTGCATTTTCAATGATATTAACCATTGATTGTGCTGCATCTGGAGCGACAGGATCTGCCAATGTGACAGTCACCGTGTTCCATTCAACGCGACCTGGGTAATAAAATTTGTGATTTAAGTATGTGTGTTCCGTCTCGGAAACCGCAAAGCTAGGCTTGGAAACCTTCTTGCACATCCATTGCGGGATGCCACCCAGCAAAAGAATCCATCTATAAGCCCTCTTCGGCTCTACCTGGCTATCTGACCAAAAGCTCTCTGACATTTTTTAGTTCTCCTCTTAAAAAACCATTATCCCGGCTTAATATTAATTAGTCAGGGGCAATTATTTGCCCCTGACCTTTTTTATTAATCTTCAAACGAAGCTCCGCTATTTGTAATAACGAAGTCAATCGCAATATACTCGATCGCTCTTGCGGGCTTGAGCATGATCTTAGCGTACATGATGTTTCTATCAATCAGCTCAGGAGTCGTTGTTGTCTCATCAAGAACAACTTTAAACTCCGTCAGACCCATACGAGCCTGTACGCTGCGAAGGAACGGATTGACGCGACCCAAGAAGCGGTTCCACGTGCGCTGTACATTCTGATCAAACAGAGTAGTAGCAGCCATTCTGGAAATTTCCTTCTTAACAAAGATCATCAAGCGTCGTACATTAATTCTGTCAAGCGCTGATGGCGTAACCTGCATAGTCTTTTGACCGAAGATCACGATGCCCTCTGCTGGGAAAGAAGCGATCGGGTTAACGTTCTGCTGATAGAGGTCATCGCGCAGCTTGGAAGTCAAGCGGTCGCGAACTGCTAGCACTGGCATACCAGCCGAGCCCTCCGAGAGACCTCCGCGAGTGAATCCTGCCGGTGCAAACCAAACCTCGGACTTAGCCTCGGAGCTGCCCATCGTGCCAAGCGCTACCACTGAAGGTGGAACCCAAAGCATAGCGTCAGCCATCTGGTCACGGACCTGAACCCATGGGTAGTAAGAACAAGCATAACTTGAATTAATTTGCATCGTGTTCAAGTTGTCTAAGGTATCCTTAACTGTTCCACCATATGATGAGAACGTTACATTAGTCGCTGCGCGGTCGTGCCTAGGAAGGTACCCGCCTTGAAGATCAAGAATCGCGAGCGCGTCTGCACGATTTTCACAAACATTAATAAGGTGCTGGTTGATACCGTTGTTCGTAATACCCGGTACAGCCATCACGTTGCACTCAACAACCTCTGGATCTGAACAAGTGTCAATAGCCTTGCGAATCGAGTAATACTCGTAGCTGCTCTTGTCAGATGCATCTGCGCCTATTTGCATAGCCGGCGCGAAGGGATCCAGAGTTCGGATATCCACACCGTCAAAACCACCGAAAAGGGGCATTGTGAATTTATCAACACCCTGATCAAGAGGTTCTTTCCAACTTGCAGAAACAGCACTCATTGATGTGCCTGCAACTGCTGTGGCGCGGTTGCCCTCTGCCCAGTAGTGTACGCCATCGTCGTGCTTGACATCATCAATCGAGAATGCGAATTGTACTTCTGTATTCGCCCCCGATGGAATCATTGGGAACACTAGGTCTCCGTACCCACTATAGTGAGTTCTATCAGAGCCAGACAGTACAGTGTCAACGCCCCAGTAAGCCTGTTTAAGACTAGAAAGCGACCCCGAGAGTGTATTCTCTCGCAATCGCAGTTTGGGGAACTCTAATGTGACCTGACGCCCGATATTGAACTCGCTAGCGTGGACGCGACCATTAGCGTCGGCGGTGGTGACGATAGTTTCGGCGCCGCTCGCAGTGTTGATTTCTGTCGCCGTAGGATATTG